ACCACCTGTGGATGTGGCAGCAGTTTTAGCCCGTATTAATCTACATACATAATTCCTAGCTAGTCCAAAGTCTTTAAAAAGCCATAAATACCTTGTATAAGGATGATCTATGGCACAACAACTTGTTAATGTAGGCAACACTGCCAGTGACGGCACAGGCGACGAGCTTCGTGATGCGTTTACAAAAATTAACGAAAATTTCAGTGAATTATATAGCGGAAACGTACAAATAACCTCGGCTGATATACGTGTTTATTCTGTAGCTAATCGCACAGGAAACGTGGTATTAACAGTTAATGATGTAGCTCAAGCAGCAAGCAAAGCCTACGTTAATTCAGCAATCGCTAGTAATATAGCCGATATAGCATCCCAACCATTTACAGTAAGTACCCCATCGGACTGGGACGGATCCGTCTCAACTATACAAGATGCATTAGATCAATTGGCCGCGAGATTGCGAGCCCTTGGTGGATAAGAACTATAAGATAACGGAATAAAAATGGCTATTAATTTAATTGATACAGGTGTAGTAGCAAACGACGGAACTGGCGATCCTATTAGAAACGCCTTTCAGACTGTAAATTCAAACTTTGATTATATCAATGGTGGACTATTTGCCGGTACGCAATCTAGTATCATAAGCGCAGTAAGTGTCACTGCTGGTTACATTGTTGCAAACACTTATGTTAATGCTAATGCTATAGTTGGAGATACTGTTACTAGTCATGGTAATTTATATGTTAGCCAGAACGGTGCCTATATTATTGGTAATGTTAAAATCATTGGCAACTTATCTGTTTCGGGATCACAGGCTGCAAGTCAGAGTCAACAATCAAGTTCGCCTATTCTTGCACTACATTATTCTGCCACTCCATTGGTTGTTAACGATGGTAAAGATATTGGCCTAGAATGGCAATATTATAGCGGAGCAGAGCGCAAAGCATTTTTTGGAAGACAAAATTCTACAGGTACTTTAATCTATCAAGATAACATTACTGATACTGCTAACGTTATCACTGCAGGTACCTTTGGTAATGTACAATTTGGTTCATTGGTATTAAGTAACACAACTGCTTCCACTAGTAACGTTACTGGCGCATTGCAGGTAGCTGGTGGTGTTGGTGTACAAGGAAATTTATATGTACAAAATAATGTATTTGTAGGGTCTAGTGCTAATGTTGCTAACTTAACTGTTCGTGGATATCATTTAGGTAGCTTAAATTTTATTGGTAGTGATACTGTTTATATTAACGGTAGTCCGGTACAAACTGCTGCACAGGCATTTAACGGTGGTACTGTAGCATTGGCCACGTATTTTGCTGATGCCACGCAGTCAACATCTACTACAACCGGTGCAGTTAAAGTTGCTGGTGGTCTAGGCATTGTAGGTAATATATGGGCCTCTAACATACAGATTAACTCTGATGGTGCATTACGAGCCAACGTTCTGGGAAATATTATTGCTTCTTCCCAACCTTATGTAACTAGTTTAGGAACGCTAACCGGATTAAATCTTAGTGGACAATTAAACACAAATGATATTAGTCCAAACGATAATCAAGTTTGGTCCTTGGGTACTGCAACCAATGATCGTTGGTTAAAGATTTGGGCGTACGACATGGATCTAAGCGGTACCTTAACCGGTGCAACTATTAACGCTCAATCTGGAAAATATTCAGCAAGTACTATAGCAACTTCAACCACTACCGGAGCACTGGTTGTAACCGGGGGTGTTGGTGTTGGTGGTAATTTATATGTTGCTGGATCAAATGGCACCGCTATTACTGCCACTGGCAATATTGCACTCACTGGTAATATATTACCAGGTGCAAATGTAACTTATAATCTAGGTAGTACAACACAATGGTTTAATGTACTTTATGGTCGATCAACACAAGCACAATACGCTGACTTGGCAGAAAATTATATAGCAGACCAACATTATGACTACGGAACAGTAGTTGTGTTTGGTGGTGATAAAGAAATTACAGTAACAAATGAATTTGCAGATCATAGAGTAGCAGGCGTAATTAGTCAGAACCCAGCATACCTAATGAATGCTGCTGTAACCGGTTTACCAGTTGCTCTTAGAGGGCGTGTTCCTGTTCGTGTAACTGGTCCTGTTGCCAAAGGTGACTTATTAGTGACATCAACTACTCCAGGATTTGCACAAAGTGTTGGATCCGACACTGGGTTTGGTGTCAGAATATTTGCCAAGGCTCTTGAGGATAATACAAGTACTAGAACAAAAATAATTGAGGCAGTTATTATATAATGAGCACAGTAACCTGGTCTACGCCTCGGGGAAATTTAGGAACTATACCAGAATCGCAGTATTATTCCCTAAATTTTTTAGCTGTTGACAGTGACGAACAACCATTGTTCTATAGCTTAATAAGCGGTACGTTACCCCCAGGAATGTACGTAACCCGAGATGGCTACTTACGAGGTATCCCGGTATTAGAATCCAATACTGACAAAACAAGTGTATTCTCCTTTAGCGTCAGAGCAACTAATCCTAACTATGTTGTTGCTGATAGATCATTTTATGTAACAGTAAGTAATAACACCGGCCCGAGTATTGTGCTAGACGCCGATTTAATCGGAGCCTGGTTTGATGGTAATTATTTAGAATATCAATTTGAGTATACCAATGATAATCCTAATACAGTACCAACGTTTAAAGTTCTTACTGGAGATCTTCCACCTGGACTTTCTCTATCCACATCAGGTAGTTTAAGCGGCTATGTTGATATAATTGCTGCTAACGCAAGTTCCTTGGGGTACGAGGATGTTGGCATTGATGATGGAATTTATGATCCAAAAACATTAAGTACAGATCGATACTATAATTTTAAAATTCAGATCACTGATGGATTAAAATTTGATACAAAAAATGTAGTAATGTTAATTGTAAGTAAAGGTAATTTTACTGCTGATAATTCGATAACATTAATCAACGATACTTTTATTACAATTGGATATGATAATAAGTACCGTCCTATTATCCTTAACTCACCAGGAACCTTACCAACATTGGTAGCCGGTGATACATTTGCTTATAGATTTATTGGATATGATCCCGAAGGTGAAGATATCTCCTGGGCAATTGACGAGCTAGCATTTAGTGGCATGGATGATCTTGACGCTGCAGTAAGTCAAAATTTAATTTGCAATGGAACTGTAGGTCCATATACACTATCGCAGACTCCGGACAATGCGGCAAGAATAACCGTTAGAGTTAACGATACTTTACTAACAGCATACACAAATTATAATACTGTTGGAAACCAATTAACATTTACTTCACTGACCCCGGGGGTATCGGATATTGTTGAAATCCTTTATATTGATGTCAATACCGGTTTTGATACTATCTTATTTGATCAAGGGGCATCGGGTCTTCCAGCTGGATTGTCTATTAATGCTCAAACCGGATGGATCTTTGGTGTACTTCCTAGCCAAGTTGACGAATTTGTAACTTATACTTTTAGAATTACTGCCTATAGAACAATTAATTCTTCATATCGAAGTAATACAGTATCGTTTGATCTAACTGTTCAACGTACATTAAACGAAGAGATTGTATGGACAAGTCCCGAAGATCTTGGTTATATTGACAACGGCGCTGTTAGTGAATTGTCAATTGAAGCATATAATACTTTAGGTAAAGAATTAAAATATTCTATTATATACGAACCGTATAAAAAAATACCACAAGGATTAAAATTCTTACCTAGTGGAAGATTTACAGGTCGTACTACGTTCAGATATTTTTCATTGGACGGAACCAGTGCTCAAATTAATTTATTAAGTACAGAAAATCTTGTTGTTGACATGCAGGTACAAGGACCAGGAGTTTCTTCAGGATGTAGGATAACTGCAATACTAAGTCCAACATCAATTGAAGTGCGTCCGGCTATCTACGTTGAGCAAGGAGTTTTATTAACTTTTTCTAATTTAGATACTGTACAAGTAAGTTCCACAACGTCAAATGCTATTTCTACTGCAATTGACGGAGGGGTAACTACATTTGATCAATTGAGTAGATTTACAGTAAAAGCAGAAACTATTGACGGTACTGCATCTGCTACTAAGTCATTTAGAGTATTAGTACTACCTTATAATCTTTCACCATACGAAAATGTTTACTTAAAATCGTTAACCTCTGAACGACAAAGAAATTTATTTAAAGCAATTACAGATAATAAAACAGTTTTCCCTGATTCATTAATTTATAGACCCGACGATCCAAATTTTGGAGTCACTAGATCATTTAAATTTTTATTTTTACCGGGGCTAAGTCCGTCAACTGCTGCTACATTTATTAATGCTATCCAATATAATCATTATGATAAAATAATTAATTTTGGAGAAATTAAAACTGCAGTATCAAAAGACTCCAATGGTAATATTATTTACGAAGTAGTTTACGTAGATGTAATTGATACACAAGAATACAATACTCCAGGCCCATCATTGGAATTAGTACCAAATATTGAAAATGGATACCTATACGGAGGACAAGAATATAAAATTGTATATCCGAATAGTTTCAATAACATGCAAACACGAATTGAAAATGCCATTGGATATGCCAATCGCGGAGCTTTACCAAATTGGATGTTAAGCGTTCAAGACAACGGATTAGTATTAGGTTTGACCAGAGCAATTGTAATGGCTTATGTTAAGCCCGGAGCCAGTAAACTTGTTGCTTATAGATTGAAAAATAGCCTAGAAAACAATACAGCCAACTTTAGTTTTGTTGCTGATAGATATCAATGGGACAATTACCTATCTCAATTTTATAATACTGTAACTGCTACCTTTGAACCTAGTGTGCAAACAACCTTTGACAAGTATACCAATCCAGTGGGATCAGGGGATACATTCAAAACAACTGTGACCTCTTCGGTTACTAATTCTAATGTTATTAAAATTCCTTTAAATATTTCTGTTGGATATGGTTGGTTAATATCTAGTCAAGACATAAACAGCACTATAGCTGCAAACGTACAAATTAACAATGTTAATGGATCTACTCTAACGTTATCGTCAAGTATAACTGCGACAGCTGGTGCTGTTATCAAAGTTAGCGGGGAAACCAAAGTTGATTATGCAGTAAGTGTACCATTTAACTATATTAATAATACATTATTAAGTGTATTAAGAAGCAGCTATTATATTGATGGTGTAATTAATTTTATTCAGAACGAAACTATTATTTTTAAAATTCAAGAAGGATTTGCCAACGTTGATAATAACGGATGGATTGATGAAAATGGTGACACAATCCCGGGATACCTCGAAAAACTCACTGATGCCACGGTACTAAACAAACGAGGTGGTGCTTGGCGATTGACCTGGACTAATTTAGATGAAGTTGGATTTGACAGCGATGTAGTTGGATTTGATGGACAAGTTGGTGGATTAATCAATTCTTATTTTGATCAGGGCGGAGATAGTGAAGTACGACTAAAGTTTGTTAACGAAGTTCTATTTAATCAACAGGTATACGTTAGAACCGGACGCACTTATCCAAATAGTGTTATGACATATACCACTGAAACTGGTAGCAGTGTACCTAAATTTATCACAATTAATACCACTGTGCGTACCGCAGAAACTACGTTTGATGGTGGTACTTGCTGTGTACGCGAGCGCGATTTACAAAGAGGAGCTAAAGGTGTACGCGGCGGCACAAACTTTAGTACTAATAGAGACAAATATATTAAACCAGAAACTAAGGATAAATATATCAAGTTCCCACAAAATGGAGTATTTGTATAAATGACAAGCCAAGTTAACCCAAATAATATCGACGGTACCTATCCTGTTGCTGGACAAGATAATGATAGCCAAGGATTCCGCGATAATTTTACCAATATCAGAAACAATTTAACCTACGTTAAAGCAGAAATTGAAGATATTCAAAATAAAGCTATCTTTAAGACAGCTTTAACTAATACCACATTAGATAACAACTTTTATGGTAATATTATTTCCAATCCTAGTTTTACAGGATGGAGAGAAACATACAACAATATTGGTGCAGTAAGCGGATCAACTACGATTGATTTTGCCAATGGTAATTTCCAAAAAATTACTATGAGTGGCTCAACTACACTATCGTTTAGTTTTCCAAGTAATACCTCTAATCAATATGCTAGCATTAAAGTATGGGTAAGTAACCCAAATGCCAGTTACACACTAACACTACCAAGCTCAGTAACTCTAGGCGATCCTGAGACTGTTGCAGGATTGAACGGAACTAGTCCTCCAATTATTACATTTAACGCTGCAGAAATTGCTAATAATACTAATTACTTTTTTGAATTCTTTACGCTAGATGGTGGAACTACAATTGGTATTAAAGATTTAATTAGAAATAGAGATGTTGATTTAAGTGGATTGAGCATTACTGGGAATCTAACTCTTGATAACATTACTTCTAGTGGTAATGTTGTTACTACTAACGGTATATTCTGGGCAGCGAACGGTAATCCATTTGCACCACCAGCTAGTGGTTCATTTACTGGTAATGTAACATCAACCATTGACTTTGTTGCTACAGGCAATGTATGGGCGCAAGCAGGACATTTTAGAACAAGTGCAAGCACAGTATATCTAGCTAACACAACGCCAACCACTGGTTACCTATTAGGTGGTGCGACTCAAATTTATGTTGGTGCAACAACCGGTACTTCAACGTTTGCTGGTGTACTTAAAGCAAACGGCAATATTGTAGCTTCAGCAACAACTACATCTGTTGATACTAACACAGGTGCATTGGTAGTAAAGGGAGGAGCTGCTGTTGTTGGCGTGTTAAACGTTGGTGGTAATGTTGTAGCAACTGCAACAACAGTATCAACATCCACTACCACCGGTGCATTAGTTGTTGCTGGTGGTGCAGGTATCGCTGGCGTAGCAGTTGTAGGTGGAAACCTTGTTGCTGCCGCAACAACTACATCAGCTGCTGCTTCTACTACTACTGGTGCTTTAGTTGTTGCCGGTGGTGTTGGTGTTGCTAGTAACATCAATGTTGGTGGCAATCTTGTTACCACTGGTGGAAGAATCAACACCAGCACTTTCTTAGCCACTGTAGTTACTGGACAAGAACTAGTAGCCAACGTAGCATATAATACCTTCATTATTGATACTGCAAGTAGCGCAACAATTGCAAATCTATGGGTTACTATCCCAGCATCAGCAGTTAATGGTACAGAAATGGTAATCAGTACATTGGCACCATTAACTTCGTGCAATGTTCGAGCCATTGGTGGTACTGTAAAATGGGTACCAACTACTTTTGCCTCAGCTGGTAACGTGGCAGTTAAGTTAGTATACAGCTCAACAAGTAGCGCCTGGTTACGATCAGCTTAATTAACCAAAACTAATTGACTCCTAGTATTGCATAGTGTATAATTGTGCAAACTAGGAGTTTTTTATGACCGTAGATTTAAATCGTTATTCCGAATTCGTTGGTGCAGTTACTAGCCAACCATCCCAAGATCTGACCACATTTATGAATCGTCTAGACGAACTAGATGGTAATTATGGATTTGAAACAGACACACACGGCCCAGATATTAACGTTCCATTACTAATCACTGGCGCATTAGGACTGGCTGCAGAGACCGGGGAGTTTTGTGAAATCCCGAAGAAAATGTTATTCCAAGGCAAGCCACTAACAGAAGAAAATGTATTTCACATGAAACGTGAACTGGGTGATATCATGTGGTACTGGATCAATACTTGTCGTGCATTGAACTTAGATCCAAATGCGGTCATTGAAGAAAATGTAAATAAACTTATGAGCCGTTATCCTGGTGGGCACTTTGATGTACACTCATCTGAGAACAGGCGCGAAGGAGATATCTAATGCATCCACTTGTTTCTGATTTATCCGGCCTCTCTAACGAGGATCTGCACAAAAAGTATAACGAACTTATGTCTAAAATGAATCAGGCTTATCGTTCGGGACATACTTGTATTATTCCACAAATGCAAATGATAATAGAAAACTATCGTTACGAGATGGACAAGCGTAATAGAAAGACTCTTGAAGAGATGGAAGCCAAAAACGACAAGTTCAAAGGCATAATTGACATTAAATGAATTATAATCGTTTTGGTGAAGCGTATGTTACGGACGTTGATTTAGTTAATATCCTGTATCAAAATCCCGACATTGATCTCTCTAAGTTTTTTGTAGTAGATCCCGGACAATATAATCAATCGCGAGAACATACACATAGTCACGGTCTACCTATATTAAAAAGGTACATACCTGTTGATTACAAGGATGATGTACCTTTAGAATTGTTCGATCAGGTGCTACAAAATAAATGGACTATGCCTGTTGAATATCAGCAATTAGATATAGCACAATGGTTATTGGAAAAATGCCAAACTCAAGAAGAACTTCAACGTGTTGGCGAAGAATTATTATTGTATCAAGAACGAGATTTATTTGATTTACTTAAACAATTAAAGTATACTATAGACACTTGGCGTGCCAATAACATAGTGTGGGGAGTAGGACGTGGATCCAGTGTAGCCAGTTATGTACTGTATCTAATTGGTGTTCATCGTATCAACAGTATGTACTATGATTTAGATATACGCGAGTTTTTACGGTAAATAGCAGTAACAAGGAGAACTACAATGAAAAGAGTTTATACAACAGCTAACGGCAAACAAATTAATCTGGATGCATTAATTGCACAAAACGAAAGCACTATTGCCGTGGGAAATATGAAAGTAAATGCACGTGGTGATCAACTTGGACCCGGTGGTCGAGTTGAAACTGGAAAGAATCAAGTTATGCAAGATTATTATAAATTAAACACCCCGGTAGCAGTTGATGCCGCACCTACGCCAACAAAAAAACAAAAAGAGTTAGAGGATGATTGGATTGAACCTACAGTTGATACTCCTGTCGAAAATGAAGAAGATGCCAGTCCAAAAAAACCATTATTACGCGGAAGTTTAGCAGATTCTGTAGCAAAAGGTTTACCACCAGAAAAAGCACTACCCAAGAAGTCTGGACCATCAAGAATTTAAAGAGAGGCATAAATGGCAGTCACGAATCCGTTTGATCAAAAACGTGGATATCAATTTGGAATAGAAATAGAAGGCGATATTAAACCATTGCACAACAGTGTTATTGTCACTGACATGGACTTTAATGATCGTAAATTAGCTAGTGGTATACTTTTACTCGGCGATGATGGTAAAACTGACGGTATTCGTCCTCGATGGAGTAAGGTATATGCCGTTGGTCCTGAACAACAAGATGTTAAACTAGGACAGTGGATACTTGTTGAACATGGCCGCTGGAGTCGAGGTCTCAAGATTGTCAAAAACGACGAAGAGTTTGTTATACGTCGTGTAGATCCCGAAGCAATTATGTTCGTCTCAGACGAAGAGCCTGAAAATATAGATACAATTTCAACCGCGGTACATGCCGAACGCAAACGTCGAGAAGTATACGAATGATAAAAACATTACCATTAAAGTCAGCTCAGACTCTTGAGCTTGATGAGTATGGCCATTCAAATGATTACTGTACATGGCTAGAAATGAATCATCAATTTAGTCATTCCCCAGACTTTAAAACTATATTTGATTATTATGCTGTAAAAAACCATTGGGCTACCTGGATTCGGCCCGGAATGACCTGTATTGATATTGGTGGACATAGCGGAGATACTGCTATTCCGATGATGGTATATTCCCGTGGTACTGTGCTAACAGTAGAACCTAACCCTGTTATTCGCCCTTATCTAAAACTAAATTGTGAACTTAATTCGCATCTTGGTGGACGATTTGTTGTTGCTGAGGAAGCAGTCACCAATCAAAATGTTGATGGTTTGGTATTCAAGGATCACCAGAATGGTATGTGTAACGGTGGACTAGTAGGTGAAACTTGGGATGCCGAAACTCAATCTCGCGTTGCTGGAATGAGTGGTAATAGTATTACTGTCAATGGGCTAACATTAGAAACAATGTTAGATCGATATCTTACTTCAGACGAAATTGCAAACATTGGATTTATTAAAACAGATACCGAAGGACATGATATAGAAATCATTCGCAATATACGTGATATTCTAGTAAAATATAAACCTGTACTGTTTACTGAGTGGTTTGCTCAGTTCAGTGCAGCAGATACAGCAGAATTGTTTCAAGTAATCAACGACGCAGGATATGTAGCATTCAACCCCGAAACAATGGAAAAGGCAGACCCGGCTATTCGCACAGACGATCTGGTTTGCTTACATCAAGATAATCTATGAAAGAACTTTGGACTGAAAAATATCGCCCGTCAACTATAGATGGGTATGTGTTCACTGACCCCGGTCAACGTGAACAAATTGAATACTTTATTCGAGAAAAAAGTGTTCCGCATTTGTTGTTTACTGGTCCAGCAGGTACTGGTAAAACAACGTTAGCTAAGATCTTGGTTAACAGTTTAGACATTGATCCTTATGACTTCTTACAAGTTAATGCAAGTCGTGACAATGGTGTGGAGTTTCTTAAAAGCAAAATTGAAGGCTTTGTAAGTACAATGCCGTTTGGTGACCTAAAGATTGTGCTACTAGATGAAGCAGATTACTTGAGTCATAATGCACAGGCTATTTTGCGTGGACTAATGGAAACGTATCAGAGTCAGGCTAGGTTTATATTAACTGCAAATCTGGCGCACAAGATTATTAATCCGTTAAAAAGTCGTTGTACACAAATCGTAATTGATAAAACAGATCAAACTGAGTTTACTGCTAGAGCTGCCACTGTGTTGGTTACTGAAGGTGTAGAGTTTGATCTGGATACCCTTGACAGTTATGTCAAAGCCACATATCCAGATTTACGTAGTTGCTTGAAACTGTTACAAAGTAATAGTGTAAGTGGTGCGCTAACTATATCCAAAGGTGGCGATGCCAGTACCATGGATTATAAACTGGCAGTAGTAGAAAAGTTCAAGAGCGGTGACATACGAGGAGCAAGAACACTACTATGCACACATGCCACTGCTGATGACATGGAAGAAATCTTTACTTGGATGTATCAAAACTTAGACTTATGGTCGCCTAGTCCGGAAGGACAGGACGAAGCAATTAAAATTATACGCAAAGGTGCAGCAACACATTCGTTGGTAGCAGACTTTGAAATCAATCTTTCAGCAACGCTGGTAGAACTTAGTCAAATATCATGAAAACAAAATCAATTTATCTGGTAGCACATTACGCAGCCAAACCCAAGAATCCTGCAAAGACACATATTCCCGGATACATGAAAGATCCCGAGAATGTTCGTTATGACGAGCAAGTACACATTAGCACTAGACTTCGCACAAAAGATATTACCGGTGCCAAGATTATTATGAACCTTAGCGAAAAGCGGGTACAAACAAATGTATTCAATGGCAAGAAAGACTTTGACGAACTGTTTAAGTATTTCTTCACAGGCTATCACAAGTATATTACTGATGTAATGGTACAACTTGATGCCGAGTATTTTAACAAGATGCTGGACGAAATGCAAGCAGAGGTGAACAATGAAGAAACTCAAGCACAGTGAATCCGGTGAACGTGGATGGTTTGTAGGTAACTTTCCGCGGGCAGTTATACAGTCAGAACACTTTGAAGCCTGCTGGCAAGCCAATCCTGCAGGTAAAAAAGACATCCCCCATTATCACGCCCGAGCCACAGAACTACAGTTAATTACAAAAGGACGTATGATAATTAACAACGTTGAATTTGGCGTAGGTGATATCTGTGTACTAGAGCCCGGAGAAGCATACTATGCTGAGTATGTTGAAGATACCGAGGTGTTTGCTATCAAAACTCCCAGTGTGCCTGACGATAAATATTATATATGAACCCCAAATTGTTTAAGGCCATGCGGTCTAAGAAAAAACGTGCAGTTGATCCTGACGCACCTCCGCGCCCTAACCTAATGACGCATCAAGTAAAATTGCGTGATCAAGACGCTGTTATTAACATGTTGTCTAGCGACGTACATAGACTTAAAGATACTATACAGCGTCTTGAAAATAAACTAAACAATCAAACCAATTATCTACAAGCATTACATTCAAAACTTAAAAAATAAATGCCAACTCTTTACTTAGACATGGACGGAGTCGTTGCAGACTTCGATGAATATGCTGCCCGTACCTTGGGAGTTCCGCCTAGCCAAGGAATTTACCCCGATGAAATCTGGTACAAACTAGCTGCTAATGCTAGACTATATCGCGATCTAATACCAACTCCTTATGCAACACAATTGGTGTATCAGTGTGAACAGTTTTGTAACAAAAAACAATACGATCTTAAATTCTTAACTGCAGTGCCTAAGGGCAACGATGTTCCGTGGGCATTCAATGATAAAGTTTATTGGGCACGAAATTACTTTGCAACTATACCTGTTTGGTTTGGTCCTTACAGCAAAGACAAACATCAACATTGCCGATCAGGTGATATCTTAATTGATGATAGATTAAGCAATATTGAAGAATGGCAAGCAGCCGGTGGTATCGCAATTCATCATAAAAATATTGATACCACCCTGCAAGAATTGTCTAAACTATATTAATCCTCCCCGTATAATTTAAGAACTTCTGCCACAGCCGGATGCCTACGAACATCCTTGACGGCAAATTCCACACCAGCAATGTATTGGCTGTCTTCAAAGTCGGCCATGAGCCGCTGAAAGTCTAGCAATCCGTTGTCCTTGGCCTTACGGTCGGCCTGCTGGGTGTCTCCTGTTACAACCATCTTGGAATTTTCTCCGAGTCTAGTGAGCAGCATTTTCATTTGTGAAGGTGTCGCGTTTTGCATTTCGTCTGCAATAATCCACGAGTTTTTAAATGTCCGCCCCCGCATGTATGCTAGTGGAGCAATCTCTATATATTTTTCGTCTAGCAAACGAGCTACTTCCTGTGGTTTGTAATACTCCTCTATGATATCAAAGATGGGTCGTGTCCACGGCTCCATCTTTTGATTTAATGTACCCGGCAAAAATCCATGTTGCTCGTCATCAACGCCTACTGCAGGCCTAGTAATAACAATCTTAGAGCACTCACCTGCTCTAAATGCTTTTAGTGCGGCCAACACAGCCAGCATAGTTTTACCTGTGCCTGCCGGGCCAGTAGCGAAAACTATTAAGCGTTGGGGATCTTCTAGTAAATCTATGTATGTTTCTTGGTTGCGACTCTTGGGTAATAGTGTTATTGTTCTTCTTTGTTTTTGATATGTTTCAATGTTGCTTACTACAGATAACTGTGCTGCTTCGCTTCTACGGCGTTTGCTCAAGACTGCCTCCTTAGTATTTGGTGGTTCTGTTGACATTTGCCTGTTAGTGGGCTTGTCAATAAGTCCACGCAAATATTTAAGGACTAGAACTATTCATTTAATGACTATAGAAGTTTAATTACACAGGACTAAGTATTAGACCGTGCCCACTCACAATAAAGTCTGTTGTTTAAATCTTGCTTAATATCTACTGCCGTAAACCCGAACTCTTCGGCGTATTTTTTAAGTAACGATTTACTCCATGGGAAAAAATCTATTTCTTTGCACTCTTTGTTACCGTGATCTTGAAGACCAGGATTGACTCTCCAGTAGATTCTGGCAGTGGGATTAAGTAAGTTAACTACGCAGTTAATTTGATTCTTAATTGTTTCTTCTGATCCAAAGTTTATACTACCTAGACAAAATGCAACATCAAATCGTTGTTCAGTTTCAAAATCTTCTATGGTAGTTTGATAATCAGCTTGTCCAAATGCAGGATCAATTCCTACTAGGTTAGCTATTAATGATTTGAAAGGGTTTATACCACAGCCAACATCTAATACCCATTCTTCGGGTTTGATCTTTTTAGCAAGACTTAATCCAGAATATTGATATAGATTTAAATGCCCACGCCAATGTTGGCTGAAATAATTATTGAGTAGTTGCTGATTCATATAATTACTTATTATGCTACCTAATAGAATATTTTTTACCGGCGTTCCTGGATCGCGTTGGAGCGGCATTGCCCAAATTTTAGAATCTATTCCCGGATTTAACACTAGCGATCGTACACCAGAACGCACATACGAACATCACTCTTATACAGGACACGTAGGTGCTTACTTTGGCTGGAAGATGGAATTTGATCCTGTTATTAGTTGGGTGGGTTCAGAACACATTGACCAAGCTTGGACCGAGCCCGGCGGTTGCCGATTAGTTAAAAGTCATCAGTGGCCCGATAAGTTTGCTGAAATAGAACGACACTACCCTGACGATTGGATTATGCTTGTATATCGCCCGGATATGATTAGTTTCAGCTGGTGGCACGAAGTTGGGGGGTTCCAGATTAAGTATCCTAGTTATAAATGGTATCAAGACGAAGCAGACATGCTACACGAGATTGCTAGAAACAATAAACTAATGCTACAATATGCGTGTGAGAAACGTGCTACATGGAGTTACTTCACCCCAGAATGGATTCAAGAACAATTTGGTTATACTGTAGAAGTTCCAAAGATTCATCCAGATATTTTAGTAGCATTAATAAAGTAAGGATAACGCATGTCAGAAAAACATTTATTAATTGTCACAGGACCGCAAGGGTCAGGCAATCATCTTTTTAGTAGAATTCTAAGTCAGCATCCAGATGTAGAAGGGTGGGAGGATCTCAAGAAAGATTATTGGGTACCTAGTGATATAGAACCATTTGCAGAATATTGGAGATTCCCTGAACGATTAACTGCAGAGAAATTTGCAAATAGTCAATACTTCTTAGCCAATGTTTCTTGCCCGGTATATATGGATGGTACACGTATCATCCCTAAGATTCGAGAAGTTGCAGATAGAGCACGAGAACTAGGAATACGTGTAACTATCGCTATTATTGTGCGGGACAAGAATATTAACACAGTACAACAACAACGTCTAATGAATGGATTCAGCTCGCTAGCAACAGCACAAGAGTATTATTATGATAACATATTAAACAGTGATCATACTGTACATTTTCTAGATCACGAAGCATTTTTTCTACATGGAAAGCATTATCTCAAATGGTTATCTAAAATCATTGATTTTCCTATTGCCTGGGACAGTGATTCTATATATGACTTTATTGAAAAAGATGCCAATCATAAATATGTAACACCAATTGAAACACATTGGCTAGATGAGCATATCCGAGCTGGCCGTAGACCCTATAAAGAACGTAATATAGAAGATCCGGCTAATCCAAAATAATATAAATATTATAGTATCGATACACAAGGAGATCCTAATGGATGCAAAACAATTTGTAAAGAAAATTGTTGACGAAAATCAAGCACTTTTCCGTGCTAGTCAACACAACGTAAAGGCTTACTTTGATAGCAAGCCAGCCAAAGAAGAGCTAGTAGAACATTTCATCGGTCGCATGATCAACGAGCGTATGAACATGGTTGAAATAGCTCAGCAAGTAGCAAACATGCCTGTAGACGCTGACCCAGTTGAACTACAACTGTTAACACAACAAGCGCACGACGAAGCTGTACACTTCCGCTTAGTTAAAGAAGTAATTGAGCACATTCAAGGTAGCCCTGTAGACGTACAGGCTGCTATCGCTGCTGAAGCTGCAAAGCCAACAGCAAAAGGTGCTTCACTATTACAAAAATACGGCGCAGAGTCAGATCCTGCTGCTCTAGCTGCTTATCAGTTAGTTGCTGAAGGTCGTGCCGAAGCTGTTTGGAATCAAATGGCTGACTGCATCGAAGATGAGTTTATTTCCGGCGCATACGCTAAGATTGCCAAGGACGAAGGCTTCCACAGCAAGATTGGTGCTAGAGCATTAGAAAAGCTAGTTACTACTGCAGAAGAACAAGCACGTATTGAAGCATTAGTTAAGCAAATGCGTAAAGACTTGTACGACATCAGCTGCCGTAATACTACTGCTGCTGCGGATGGCAAGCAACTAGTAGCCGACGCTTACGGTTGGTAATTTGAAGTTAGGGCTTAGTCAAAGAGTCCTGTTACACAAAAATAGAGCGTATGACGCCTTAGAGCATGGATGGTATTCATACTTAAAAGCGCATACGCTCTTTCCTATTGCAAACAGACCCGAACAAGATTTTAACGATTTAGCCAACGAGCTAGATGCTTTTATCATTACCGGTGGCGATGATAGCACAGTGCGACGTTTAACTGAAGTACGCCTGGCTACACAAATGATTGCCAGGCGTAAGCCCGTAATAGGTATTTGTCATGGAGCATTTTTGCTTACAGAAATACTTGGCGGACAAATTGGTGAGATTGAAGGGCACAGCAACACAGAACACCTAATTAACTATTTTGGGGAATTGCGGATAGTTAATAGCCATCATACATTTTGTATTACACAACCGCATGATTCTGCAGTTGTGTTAGCCAATGATGATCAGGGCAACTGCGAAGCCTGGATTAATGGAAATATAGCAGGAATAGTATGGCATCCTGAGCGTATGCTAGTGCCCTGGATTCCTGATGAGATAGCACAATTATTAGGTAAATAACTAATATAGGAATTAGCATGGCTACAGATATTAAAGACATAATTGAAAACATTAAAACTATCTCAATGACAGATAGTGCTATTAACAGCCTTTTGGATTTTGAGCGTGTGATTGACGAGCTAGATGTCTACACATTTGATAACTGGAAACGTGGCGAATTAGTAGAAGGCCCTGTTTACGAAAAGTACTTTGTGTCTGCCACGTTTATGTGGCCTTACAAAATGATGCCTGATCCACGTGGCGGCGAACGTCTACTAGATTATGGCTGCGAAATCAAATACAAAAAAGATCACTTACAGTACCCTATTAAAGTTAAAGATCCCAAAGATTTTAAACCCGGAACTAAAGTAGCTAAACAAGCCCGTGTTCCTGTTTGGTTAGTTGAGATTGTTATGCCCAAGCAGTTGATGCAAGAAATCAATCAGGGCAGCTTAGAGCTTGAGTCTGGCACAGTTGATGTTGAGGATATTGAACAAAGCTACGAAACTGGTGCTGATGAGAATATGTATAAAACCGATAGTGCTGCACCAGTAGATGCAGCTCAAGGAATTGAATCTACTACCCAAGGACAACAAAATGCACCAGTCTAACATCACAGAAGGACTAGAACAAGACGATCTTAAACGCCTAGTACACACTGAACTACATATTGATGAGTTCAAAAGCAAGATGGGTAAAGATGAAGATGTGATTGTTATCAGTTTTAAAGTAACTGGGCGCGAACCTGCAGAAGATCTAGTTAACTTTGTTGAAAAGGGCTATGATTGGGTCATTGACGCCGATGTCAGCTCCGGAGAAATGGACGACGGCGATTATATTGTGTTTGTTGAAGCTGATCGTACTCAAGACATGCCTGAGCTTATCATTGGGTTAATGGAAGACGTTATGAATTTAACTGATCAAAAAATATCCGACTGGCGCCTAATGTTTAGATCAAGTCCTGAAGAGTTTGAAATAACAGCTGACAATATTCGTGCTAACGTCCCACTAACCTCAGAAGATTATCTACGCAGATTTGGTTCCAAGGGACTAG